TAAGCGATAAGAAAATCGTATTAGCATCGGCGGTCAATGCCGTCGTTGGTGTACTTGAAATAGTCCTATTGGTGTTGCTAAGACGCAAGTTTGATATATAGCCATTGGCAAAGTTTGTTGTGCTTCTGTCTGCTCCAATTAACATATTAGATGTTTGATTGAAGTTTGTTGCAGATGTGCCAGTACCGTCAGAAGTTCCGTTAACATACAAAGTTGTTTGATTTGCACCAGTTCCAGCGCGAACAACAGCAACGTAAGTCCATGTATTAGCGGCAATAGAAGTGGCCCCAGTAATGCTTGTACTGGTGTCCGTAAAAACAAGTTTGTCAGCAGAACTTATTTGAAACACCCATCCTGTAGGTGTTGACGCACCTTTGCTTGCTATGGTTTGAGTTGCTCCGCTTGCGTTTCTATAGACCCATGCCTCTATCGTAAAGTTTGACGAACCGAAACGAAGATTTGCGGTATCTGTAACTGTCAAATAAGTTGTGCTTGTATTGAAAGCTCCGCCCCACCCCGTCTGACTAAACGGTGAGAACGTACCCTGTGTCGGTGCATTTGGCCCTGTCGCAGGGTTGCGGGTAATGGTGAAGTTATTGGTAGAGCTGTCTTGAAACGTATTATTCTGCTGACCATTCGTTGCTGTGGTCGATAACAGCAGCGTGGTGAGGTTGAAGTAGGGGTCAGCGTTAGATCCAATAGTTAAAGTTCCTAATGCACCAGAGCCAGCAACACCCGTTACAGCTTGTGATTTATTTATAGGCCAAAATCCAAGAGCTATTGCTCTGGCTACCTCATTAGGAGTAAAGACACCCCTAAACGTCGTTGCCGTTGGCAAGTTATTGGAACCAAGAACTCCACCATTAACACCTAATGCAACAGGCATTTATGACAAGTCCTCATAAGAACACACTGCTTCTAGCGTACTGTTGGCTACAGCCGTCAATCTCAAACTATCATTTTCTTCTAAATAAATTTGAGTTTCGGTTTTGCCGATAATAACTAAAGAGGAGTTGGCTGGGACAGTTGCTTGATAAATTAAATCAAACGCCGTTGTAGCATTTTTGTATACATCAACCGTTACTGTTGCCGTAGATCCTGTGATATTTGCGACAACTAATGTGTTGATCTTCAGGCACTTACCAGAAGCAGCAGCGTTACTTACAATTGCTGTGGCCGAAGTTGTTACCGCTAGCCCAGCCGTCTTCCCCGTGGCAGTCGTCAAATTAAGTAGATTCGGCGCAGCCATAGCTAGCCCCCAAAGATTATCGTTGTGCCATACGCTTTAGCGTTAAAAGTGGTTCTGCTTGCCGGTAGCGTTACGAATACATTTTTAGTTCCGGCACTAAAATTGACTAGGCTTCCTGAATTACTGGAAGACAGCACCGTATCTCGTGACAAAGTTGTACCAGAAGACGTATAAGTTCCGACCCCAACTTCCCAGTTAGAACCTGACTGGTCAGCTATCGTATAAAAAGTCGTGTTACCGTTTCCTACAGCGGCAAACGATTGAAACCCTGTAACCGCACCAGCAAGTGTTACCGTGCCGGTGCCTGTAGTTGTCGTCGTTTCCTGTACACGATCAGCAATTACAAAAGCCACGATTATGTCGTCGACAGACGCAACAAAGCAGCAGTCGTCGTATTTGACGGCATCGTCAGCGTAAACGTACCAGCCGTGATTGTCTGTGAACCAAAGGTGTGCACACTAACTGCTTTATTACCTTGCGTATTGTTATAAATTAATACAGCATCAAACGCTGTAGTTAATGTAACAGTAGTATACGTAATTGACGCTGTAGGGGTAGTAAACGCCACTCCCGCAGTTGCCGAAGCGTTAGTGCCTGTAGGTGCATTCCATGAAGAAATTGCTACCCCACCTGCGGTATAGTTTGTACCACTAACCTCGTTTGTTGCCGAATACGCGGTAGTACTAGCGTTATAAGTTGCCGAAGCCAAATATAAAGCCGCTTTAAATGAGTCCGCAGTAGTAGCAGCACGGACAACACCCGTACCAAAATTATGTTGACCTGTAAACAACTCGTTCATAAACGAGGTGCACATTGATTGTGTATTTGCCACGATAATTTCCTTTTAAAAAGAAGCTAGCTCGCCACCACCACCGGCTGGTTTTTTTAGCTGCACATGTGCTGATCTATGTACAAGATCACCTTCATGCCAGTATTCGACCCAAACAGTGTACTCATGGTCGTTATCAATAAAACCATCCCGCCGCTCAAGGAGCGACTCATCCATGTCGCCTTTGGTTGTAAAAACTAACGCCATTATGCCCTCGCAGGTATGGGTTGCCCCGTAAATATATAAGATCCTGTATGGCTTAAACGAACCCAAGGAGCTATGTGGATTTTAATCCCATTCAGACGGCAAAGTCTACAAAACGCATAGTCCTCAGTTAGCTGCTGTTTTAGCTCAGGGTCTTTTACAAGAAAGAAGTATTCGTATAGCTGTGTACCATCACCGTCAAGGTAAGTATCAACTTTGTCTTTAAGCGCCTCTAAAACTTCACGTTTGATCAGCATAAACCCCGTACCAGCTCCAAACACTTCTACAGGATCAGACAATTTGACCACGCGCTCGCGCTCATGATCCACAAGACTAACAACAAGATCGCCAGTATGAAATTGAAGTTCTTCAGTAGTAACCCCAGACTTAACCGCCGATTCCACACGCCCCCAGTTAATGCGTTTTTTAGGGTAGATACCAGCAATAACTTCTTTATCAGCTTTAATCAAACTAACAATATCTGACGGTTGGAACCCTATATCAGCGTCAATAAACATAAGATGCGTGAAGTCATGCTCCATAAATATAGTGGCTAACTTATTACGCGCATTTGTTATGAGACTGTCGTTGTACAAAAAAGCAAACGAAACGGATACACCCTGTGCAGCTAATTCAGACACAACCCCCGTCATGGACCTAGCATACTCACCAGTACACATACCGCCATACATTGGTGTTGCGACAAGAACTTTCATGAAAGCCTTATAAGTGAGGTTGTACTTGTGTTCGGTGGAAATTCCACTTGGAACGTCGTGGTTGAAGTCTTATCTGAACCAAAATCAAGAACACAAATTGCTGGATTGCCAGTTGTTACTCTGTAAATCAGAGCGCCCCGAGCAGTGAAAGCACCACTCCAAGAAGCATTAGAAAAGTCAACATAAGTAACACCTGTGGAACTATCAGTAGCAAGTGAAGGAGTGATAAGCTCCCCGCCCGCCGTGTAGCCCGTAGCCACAACTTCGCCAGTCGTCGTATAAGCCGTTGTGGTCTGATCAAGCGTAGCATCGTTTGTGTACAAAGCTATCTTAAACGTCTGGGTTGTTGTTGCCGAAAAATCAAAATCCCCCTCAAACAATTGCTGCTTGAAGGAGTTACATGTGTAGTTACCTGTGAAAGCCATCAGTTCACCGGCATCCTAACCTGACCGGACCTGTAAGCATCGCGGCGTTCCATACCATCACCAAGACGTTTAGCAAGCATCATAGCTTCTTCATACCGCTTCATATAGTTAGCAATAACATCAGCCTCACCTTTCATATAGGTGTAGCCTTCTAATAAAGCACCATAAAGCAGTACCGAATCAAAATTATCACCAAGCCAAGACGTACTTGCTGTCGTAATAGACTCTGGGTAATAGTAGTAATGTAATTCAACACTATAAATTGTGTTAGGTGTCGGGCCTAAAATAAAACTTAATTCATCCGTAATGACACCACTTGCTACTGTCGGACCAAAAATAGCGTAATACCTTGGTATACCTGTGGTTGCAGGATTGGGATACGCAGCACGTATGTAATTTACGTCCTTGTTTAACAGATACTCGTATACGCCTGTACCATCAATAACCGCCATACTATACGGGGCTAAAAAATCAGTAGGGCACGACAAGTATCGGTTATTTGCTTGCGTAACACCTGTCACATTTTTTCTAAGTGACGGAAACTGTACAGAATTATAAATACGCTGTTCAGCTTGCTGAATAAAGGTATCAATCTGCTGTTTTGCAGTTAGCGTAGCAGTACCCGATCCAGACGAATCCGCTCCAGTAAACGATGGAAAGTCGTTTTCCAGATAACCTTGAATCGTTTTGAAAAGGGTAGAGTAGTTCATTAGCCCATCTTCTTAGAAGCACCCGTACCCTTTGTAGCACATCCAGTCCCACGGACTTTCACAGTCTGGGTGTTAGGTATGTTATTAGGGTAACCGTTATTTGTATCTTTGACAGGCACCGGCGTTGGCATTTTATTGTGCATCATTTTGCTCCCATTTTATATTTAAACGAGGGCGATTTTTGATTAGCAATCTTCGCCATATTACGCCCTAACGCCTTCATTTGGGCGTTAGTTTTACCGCCTTTAGCAAGCTTAGTTAGTGGTTGACCTTTGTGTTTAGCTTTCTCATGCTTATGCACGGCTGTAGCTGCGGTTTTCTTATCTTGAGCTAAGTCTTTCTTGTCCATCATAGGCTCCTATGTAACATTTACAGTAACAGTGCCCAGCGTGATGCCCAGCACAAGATTATTTGGTGTTAGTTCTGTATCGTAGGATCTTGCCCCGCCTACAGGTGCCCATCCCCATTGAATAATTCTACTACCACCAGAGGGATCTCCGCTACCTAATTGCGTCGTCGTGGTATTGATTTGTAGCCCATTTAAACCAGCGACACGATATGTCGTATCAGGTCGTGGGTTGCGTACAGCCTGTGGGTCGTCTACAGGATACATACCAAGTTGCAACTGCGGCTGATCAGGTTCCCAA